GGCTGGGTCGCCGGCACCGCCAAGAATATCACCCTCGCCTCCCTGCCCCAGATGTACCTCGTCGCTACCGTGAAGGCGGGCGCCGGCGGCTCGGCTGAGACGATGGGCCTGGACTATCTCAAGGTTCTTCAGGTTCGGTAACTAACTCAAGGGGTTAGCAGTTGGGCTCCCCGAAAAAGAAAGCACCCTCGGGGCCTTATGCCGACAAGCTATGGCGTGAGGCTCTGAGGCGCGCGGTTTTCAAGCGAGTAGAGAAAAACCAGCGCCTCGATTTGATCGCTGATGCCGTGGCTGCAAAGGCCATGGAGGGCGACATGGCAGCCGCCAGAGAGATCGGCGACCGCCTCGATGGCAAGGCGACTGAGCACCACGAGCACAACGTGTCGATTGGCTTCAGCGAAGCTCTAGCGGCGGCACGGGAACGGGCGAAGAAGGCCAATGCCGCTGGATAGCCGTGGCGACGTAGAGCTTGCGGAGTTCCTTGGGCAGTATTCCAAGGACCCGCTCGGCTTTGTGCGCGTGGCTTTCCCTTGGGGCGAGCCCGGCCCATTGAAGGACAAGAAGGGGCCGGAGCCTTGGCAAACGAAGGTTCTGCAAGAGATCGCAGCCGGCCTAAAGACGCCCAATGATGTGATCCGCGAGGCCGTAGCGTCGGGGCATGGCGTCGGAAAGTCGGCCCTTGTGTCGTGGATTGTCCTTTGGGCGCTGTTTACCTGTGTCAACGCCCGCATAGCCGTGACGGCCAACACTGAGCCGCAGCTTCGCACGAAGACCTGGCCGGAATTGCTCAAGTGGTTTCGGCTGTGCCTTGGGCGGGAAATGTTCACGGCTACGGCTACCTCGCTGTTCCGTGACGAGGCCGAATACCGCGAGACGTGGAAAGCCGACGCCCTCACATGGTCGGAGAACAACACCGAGGCGTTCGCGGGCTTGCATAACGAAGGCAACCGCATCGTCCTGATTTTCGATGAGGCATCGGCTATCGCGGACAAAGTTTGGGAAGTGGCCGAAGGTGCCCTGACGGACGCCAATACCGAGATTGTATGGTGCGCTTTTGGAAACCCGACCCGCAACGTGGGCCGCTTCCGTGAGTGCTTTGGTCGCTTCCGTCATCGCTGGAATCGCCAGCAGGTCGATAGCCGCACGGTGAGCTTCACGAACAAGGCCCAGCTCGAGCAGTGGGCCAACGACTACGGCGAGGATTCGGACTTCATGCGCGTCCGCGTGAAGGGCGAGTTTCCCCGCGCCGGGTCCATGCAGTTTATCGACAGCGAGCGCGTGGCCTTGGCGAGCAGCCGGCAGTTGGAGCAGGACACAAGCGAACCCCTGGTGATGGGTGTTGACGTGGCGCGGCATGGCGATGACCAGACGGTGATTCGCTTCCGCCGTGGCCGTAATGCCCGCGTATTGCCCGCAATCAAGCTCCGCATCCCCGACCTGATGCAGATTGCCAGCCGGGTACAGGAAGAGGCCAAGAACAGCGGCGCCAAGGGAATCTTTATCGACGTAACCGGCATGGGCTGGGGCGTCTATGACCGCCTGCAATCGCTCGGCCTGCCCGGCCTTGTGGCCGTGGACTTCGCTTCTGGCGCGGATCGTTCCAGCGCCTCGGATGCCGCCGCCCGATACGCCAACAAGCGCGCCGAGATGTGGGGCTTCATGCGCGACTGGCTGAAGCACGGCTGCATCGACAAGGACCCCGAACTGCTGACCGACCTGGTTGGCGTCGAATACGGCTACAACGCCAACAACGAGATCCAGCTTGAGCGTAAGCAGGACATGAAGAAGCGCGGCCTTGCCTCGCCTGACGATGCCGACGCGCTCGCCCTGACATTCGCCTATCCGGTGCAGACGGTTAACACACTGAGCCCGGCGGCTATCGCCAAGCTTCGGAGCTACGCCCGATGACGCCGCTCATCTGCACTCCGGCCTATGGCGGCAATGTCACGGTCGAGTATGTGACCGGTCTGCTGCCGGTTTGGTCGTTCGTGCGCGGCTCGGGTGATGTGTATTTCCGCCGAGACAGTCATATCGACCGAGCCCGGAACGATTGTGTCGCCTACTTCATGGCGCATGGCTTCTCGCACCTGTTCTTTATCGACGCGGACGTGGGCTTTGACCGTAAGGCGTTCTGGCGGCAACTGAGCGCCGACCGCGACATCTGCGGCGGCGTTTATCCCATCAAGCACGAGGGCGCGGGCTTCCCGATCGACGTGGCCGCCATCGGCCCGGAAGACGTGCACGGCTTTGCCGAGTGCAACGAGCTTCCTACGGGCTTCATGTGCATTGCCCGGCGCGTATTCGAGAAGGTCGATCCCCGGACCGCCTTCGACTCCATGCGGGACGAGGCGGGGGAGTTTTTGACCGAGGATTACGCCTTCTGCCGGCGTGCTAGGGCCGCAGGCTTCAAGATTTACGCCGACATGCGCTCTGATTTGCGCCACGTCGGGACCAAGGTTTATCGCGATGACTTCGCTGCGGCCTGCCGCAAGAGAGAGGCCGCATGAAGGACACGGAAACCAAAGCCATGGAGGCCAAGGAAGGCCCCATGACCGACGAAGACCTGATCGCCGTACTCCGCAAGGAAGAGCAGGCCGCCTACAACTGGCAGATGGCCGAGCTGACGCCGGTTCGTGAAAAGGCGTTCAACTACTACGACCGCAACCCCACGGGCGACGAGCAGGAGGGCCAATCGAAGATCGTGACCAGCGAGTTCGCTGACACGATTGAAAGCCTTATGCCCGGAATGATGCGCGTCTTCGCCTCGGGGGATGAGGTGGTCGAGTTCTCCCCCATGTCGCCGCAGGACGAGCAATGGGCGAAGGAAGCCTCCGACTACGTGCCGCATGTGTTCATGCGGGAGAACGAGGGTTTCAAGGTTCTCTATTGGACCATCAAGGACGCGCTCTCTGGCCGCCTTGGGGCCGTCACGGTTGACATTGACGAGACGCAGGAAAGCCGCACCGAGCCGGTACAGGGCTGGACTGCCGAGCAGGTAGCCGCCGCGACCATGGCGGCAGAGCAGCAGGGCGTGACGCTTGATCTCGACGTGGCGGCGGACGAGGGCGTGACGGACGTGGACCCCATGACGGGCCAGCCGATGCCGCAGACGTTCTCCGGCACGGTGACGACCACGCGGACGCGCAAGAAGGTCATTGTCGATACGATTGCCCCGGAAGACGTGCTGTTTTCCCCCCTGGCGCGCGACATCGACGAGGCGTCCTTTATCGGCTACCGCAAGCGCGTCACGGCCTCGTATCTGCGGGAATTGGGGCTGTCCCAGGATGACGTGGACCAGATCAGCGATGATCGCCCGGTCAGCGTGGAAGAGCGGCAGCGCAACGCCTCGGCCTTGTTGCAGGACCGCGAGCGCCACGACTCCGAGCGCCGCTATTGGGTGGTGGTGGCCTACGTGAAGGCCGACGTGAATGGCGACGGCATCAGCGAGTTCTACCGCGTGCTGTATGCCCATGCCGGCGGCGAGGCGGGCAAGCTGATCGAACGGGAGGAGTGGACGGACGGCCCGGCGCCGATCGCGCTGGCGACGCCTATTCTCATGCCGCATACCATCGTGGGCCGGTCGATTTACGATCAGGTGGCCGATCTTCAGGAAATTGGAACGGCGGTCACGCGCGGCTTCCTCGACAACCTGTACCTCAGCAACCGCCCGCGCCCGGCTATCAGCAGCCGCGTCAATATCAATTCGGTGATCGACTGGACGCCGGGTATGCCGATCCAGATGCTCGGCAATGAGAACCCTGCAGAGCATATTTCGTGGCTACAAGTGCCGTCTGTGATGCCGCCGGCCTTGCAGGCGATGGAATACTTCTCGTCCATCCGTGAGAACCGCACGGGCGTCACCCGATACAACCAGGGCCTAGACGCCAACTCGCTCAACAAGACCGCAACGGGCGTGCAACAGATCATGTCCGCCAGCCAGCAGCGGCAGGAGTTGATTGCCCGCGTTCTGGCTGAGACGTTCGTAAAGCGCCTGATGCGGCTGATTTACCGGGCCATCAAGCGCAGCGCGAGCGGCCCCGTCAAATACTTCGACGGCGAGGATTTTGCCGACTGCAACCCGACCGCATGGCCGGAGGATATGCACCTGCAAGTCAACGTGGGCCTCGGCACGGGCAACAAGCAGCAGCAGGCGCAGGACCTGATGCTGATTGGCGCGATGCAGGAGAAGCTGATTGCGGCACAGGGCGGCCCGAACGGCCCCGCCGTGACCATGAAGCATATCGTCAACACGGGCCGGAAGCTGACCGAGGCGCTGGGCTTCAAGGGTACGGGCGAGTTCGTGGCAAGCACGAAGGAAATCGACGCCGCCGGGCCACAACAGCCCAAGCCAGATCCCGAGATGGCGAAGGTGCAGGCCAAGGCGCAGGCGGACGCCGCCTCGATTCAGATGAAGGCGCAGGCCGACCAGCAGGCGCTACAGGCCAACATTCAGCTTCGGCGCATGGAGATGGAAGCGAATATCCAGCTCAAGCGCGAGGAAGCGGCTGCGGATATGCAGATCGCGCGGGAGAAGGCGGCGCTGGACCTTCAGCTTGCCCGCGAGAAGGCCGCGCTCGATGCACAGTTGAAACAGCAGGAATTGGCATCGGAAGCGGCGCTGGAGAAGTACCGGATCGACACGCAGCCGGACCCGTCGCCGCAACTCAAAGAGCAGACGGTGACGGGATGAAGTTTTCATTTGGCGCGTTGCGTAAGCCCGAGCTGACGCCGATTGGCGGGCTGGTGACTCCGCAACTAGTGAACGACATCAACCACAACTTCTCGACCCTTTTCGACAGCTTTGCCGTCGTTTCGGAGCGCATCGCGAAGCTAGAGACGCGCGAGCCGCCGATATCTTATTGGATGGACGTTGAGCGAGGCCCAATCCCGTACTCACAGCATTTGCAAGAGGGATGGTCCAAGCGTTCCGACTGGTGCAACGCGCACACAGGAAACGGAATTGACCCGGAGTTGCCTTACGCCTTCTGGCTAGGCGCGGACGGTGCCAATGCCGCGTAAACCGCAGACCTTCCACGTCACCCTGAACGCCGTGAACCTCGATTCCGAGGCGGCGCGGGCGAGGGGCCTGCGGGCGAAAGGGCGTCTAGAAGGCGCGTCGTGGGCGATTGACGAGTACGTGTCGAACGTCGCCCGCGCATGGCTGGGAGAGCAAGACCCCGCCGCCCGCGAACGCCTGCACGTCAAGATTAGCGTCGCGACCGAGTTCAAAGCTGACCTGTTGACCATCGTTGACCGCCATCTGGCGGCAGAGAAGGAACATGAGCGAGCCAAGCCAAGACGCCCCGACGACCACGATTGACCCGAACAGCCCAGAGGCTTGGGCTAATGCGGAAAATCCCGTCGAAGAAGCAGCCCCGGCCCCTTCGGAGACTACAGGCGACGAGTCCGTAGTGTCCCAAGAGGCGGGGGAGCAGCCGGAAGTCGATAACGACCCGCCGCCGGAGTTCTGGAGCGCAGAGCGCAAGGCGCAGTGGGCCAAGATTACCGACCCCGAGTTGCGGGCCGCGATCAAGGGCCACGTCGAGGATGCCCAAAGGGCGGTATCCGGCAAGATGGAAGAGGCCGCCAAGGCGCGTAAGGCCGCCGAGGATGCGGCACGCCAGCATCAGGCCAACCAGGAGCAGCTTGCGGCGTGGTGGCAGCAGAACGGCGCCCGCATCGGGCAGATGGGGCAGGGCAAATGGTCCGGCGTGGACTGGAACAAGCTCTCTGCCGAAAACCCCGCCGAATGGGCGCGGCTTCGCCAGCAATACGAGTCCGAAATGAGCTTGGTACGCGAGACGCAGGCCAAGCACGAAGCCGAGGTGAAGGCTGTCGAGGCTCGCCGGGCGCAGGCGCACCAGCAGGAACGCTTTGCCGAGCATCAAAAACTGGCCGCCAAGTACCCCGATGAGTTCGGGGAAGGCAAAGCTGACGCAACCTACAAGACGCTCTCCGAATATGTGCTGGGCCACGGCATTTCTGCCGAGCGCCTGAGCGGCATCTACGAGGCGCCCGTTGTAGAAATCATTCAGAAGGCGTATAAATACGACCAGATTCAGAAGAAGGCCAAAGAGGTCACGTCTCAGCGGCCTTCTGAGACACCCGCTCGGACGACACCGACGCGCGTTGTACCGGGAGCGGCCAACAGGTCCGCCAACCCGATACCCAACGTGATCCGGCAAGCAGAACAGCGGTTGATGAAGGGCGAAAAGCTCGATCGCGACTCTCTCGCGGCGGCTTTCCGCTGATCCTCAACCGGGCTCGTGACCCTGCTTGATCGGAGGCGGCTATGACGGCCCCAACCAATACCTTCCTGAGCGGTTCCGCTGTCGGCAACCGCGAATCGCTGCACGACAAGATCTATATGCTGGACGTGGACGAGTTCCCGTTCATGTCTTCGGTCGGCCAGGGCTCGGCCAAGGCGACCTATGAAGAGTGGCAGACCGACTCGCTCGGCTCCGGCTCCTCGACGAACTACAATCTGGAAGGCGATGACAGCGCGGCTACTGCTGTTACGGCCACTGTCCGCGTCGGCAACCGCACGCAGATTTTCAAGAAGACCTATCTCATCTCCAACACTCAGGAAGTGGTGGACAAGGCCGGTCGTGACTCGGAAATCGGCTATCAGACGGCCAAGCAGTCGCGCCAGATCAAGATGGACCTCGAAACCTCGCTTCTGCTCAACCAGGCGTCGGGTTCGGAGTCGGGCGCGACCCCTCGCAAGCTGGGCGGCTTCCTGTCGTGGCTGTCGAGCAACGTCAGCCGTGGCTCGGGCGGTTCGTCGGGCGGCTTCTCGTCGGGCAACACCGTGGCGGCCACGAACGGCACGCAGCGCACCTTCACGGAAACCCTGCTGAAGACGGCGATCAAGTCGGCGTGGAACAACGGCGGTTCTCCGTCGCTGGTCATCGTCGGCTCGACGCAGAAGCAGGTTTCCTCGGGCTTCACCGGCATTGCGACGCAGTACCAGGAAGCCAAGGGCAAGGTTGCCACGATCGTCGGCGCGGCTGATCGCTACGTCAGCGATTTCGGCACGCTCACCATCGTCCCGGATCGCTATGCCTCGACCCGTGACGCCTACATCATCGACCCGTCGATGGCCCGTGTTCTGTTCCTCCGCAAGTTCAAGCGCGAGGAGCTGGCGCAGACCGGCGATGCTCGGAAGTTCCACATCGTTGGCGAAGCGACTCTCCAGGTCAACAACGAGGCGGCTCACGCTGTCGTTGCCGATCTGACGTAAGCGTAACGCGTAATTCCCGGCATCCCGCCGGGAGGCTGATGGGAGGGGTTCTTAACCGGACCCCTCCCTACAACCTGCGAGGTGATAAGTGGCTAAATCGACCGTCAAGGTGATCCTCATGGTGGATCACGTTTACCTCCCGACTGACCCCACGGCGGGCGGATGGGCGGAATCGACCGACACCAAGCGATATGAGGGGCGCACCGAGGGCCGCGCGACGCGGCTGGAAGTGCATCCGGGGCTTGCAAAGTTCCTGATGGAGCGCAAGCAGGCCGAACCGCTGGACGACGAACCGGCGGCCTGACGTGCCCGACATTCCGCGCATGGGCGCATTGGCGCCGAATGACGAGAAGGCTTTTCAAGCGTTCATGGCCTTTGACCCGAACGTGCGCGCGTGGCGCAACGGGTTTCAGGCGCAGTACGGCGAGCCGCCGCGCATGAACGATCCCAGCTACGACTACCGAGCGGCCTATATGGCCGGAAACAAGCCGCAGCCCGTTCCCGGCGATTCTGTTTGGCATTGGGGATCGGAAGGCAAAGCCGCCGACCATCCGACCGAATGGAAGCAGCAATTTATGACGCAGTTCGGGTACGACCCCGACCAACCGCCGCCCGGCGGGATGACGCCGGAGCAACAGCAGTTCACCACGAACGCGCTGTATCCCCAATTTCTCAACTACTCGATGCGAGGGCTTTTCTAATGCCCAAGCATTCGGGAATCATCGACCACTACGCCGAGGCGGGGATTACCAAGATCTTCCACCGCCAGCATGACGGCGATTGGGTCTACGAGACGCAGCAGAGCGGCGAGGCGTTGCAGCAGATCGCGGACGCCAACAAGGAAGCTCAAAACCACTGCAACCCGTGGAACGCGGAAAAGGATATGCGCCTCGATGCGCGTATCCCGCTGATCTATCGGCAGAAGTGGATCGACCTCTACGGCGTGGATTTCCTCAGTCCTGACCCGGACGTGCAAAAGCGCGTGGACCGAATCCTTGATGACCCTGAGTGGCGCTGGATGCGGACCAGCACCGCCAAGATTTACGGCTAGCCCGTGGCAATCACCACCTATACCTCCCTCGGCTCCGCTGTTTCGGAGTGGCTTGCGCGTGCGGGCGACACTGATATTGCGACGCGGTTTGATGACCTTTTGGCGCTCCACGAGGCGCGCATGTATTACGGCGCGGGTGCGGTTGACGGCATCCTGCCGGCCTTCGAGCCGCTTCGTATCCGTGAAATGGAGTATGCCGATTCTGCCTTTGCGCTGACGGCCACGGTTGCCCAGCCCACGGGCTTCCTCGAATTGATCTCGGCCTACCTGAACAATTACGGCCCGCTCGAAATCAGCAGTGAAAGCACGATCGACGCCTACGCATCGCAGACGGCCTCGACGCCGCTCATCATCGCCCCGAGCGGAACGAACTTCCGTGTATGGCCTGATCCTGGCACGGGCGCATACACGGCCACGCTGCGCTATTTCAAGAGGCTCACCAGTCCGAGCGCGACGAACGCAAACAACTGGATCTTGAGCAACGCGCCGGGCGTTTATCTGAACGGCTGCTTGATGCAGGCCGCGATCTATACCGGCGACATGGACGCGGCCAAGACGTTCGGTTCGCTGTACGTCTCCGAGGTGAAGGGCCTGAACGAGCGGCGCAATCGCGAGTTGGCGCAGGCTCACAACGTGAAAATCCGGGTTCGCGGCAGGACGCCGTGATCCTCTTCCAGGACTTCACCCCTGATTCCCCCGACCTCGGGGAAAAGGCATGTGACGCCTCGGGCGTTATTGCCGAGGAAAAGGGCTATCGGCCATTCAAGGCGCTTGCCACGACCTCCAATGCGCTGACAGCACGGGCACAGGGCGCGGCTTGGTTCCGCAAGCCCAATGGCAATACGATCAACTTCGCGGGCGATGCCACGAAGCTTTACTCCCTGAGCGGCATCACGTGGAGCGATGCCACGAAGCTGTCCACCACGACCAAGAACATTACGGGATTGACGCAGGCCAACCCCGGCGTTGTAACGGCAGTCGGTCACGGCTATTCGACAAACGACGTGGTTTACATAACCGGCGTCGGCGGCATGACGCAGGTAAACGGCCTGCGATTCACCATCACGGTTCTGACGGCGAACACCTTCAGTATCGGCGTCGATACCTCGGCCTATACGGCCTATACGGCGGGCGGCACGGCTCAAAAGGTCGTCTTTTACACGACGGACGGCACCGCCAACTGGCGCTTTGCTCAGTTCGGCTCGAAAGCCTACGCCACGAACAACACCGACAACCTGCAAGCCTTCGACATGAGCACCGATTCCGCATGGTCGGATGCGGCGGGCTCGCCCCCGGTCGGGAAATTCATCGGCGTGGTCCGGCGCTTCCTCGTGCTGGCAAATATCGCCTCATACCCCCAGCGCGTGAATTGGTCGGGCGACAACAATTCGAGCACATGGGCAAGTTCTGCCACCACGCTCGCGGATAATCAGGATTTGCCGGACGGCGGCGAGATCACCGGCTTTGTCGGTGGAGAGTTCGGGTTGGTCTTTCAGGAAAGCGCCATAACGCGCATGACCTTCGAGGGCAGCCCCACGGTTTTTCGCTTTGACAAGATCGCCAACGACCTCGGGGCCACGATCCCTAACAGCGTTGTCGGCTGGAACAACCTGGCGTTCTTCTGTCACCGCTCCGGCTTCCATATGGTGCAGGGCGGCCAGCAGATCACGCCCATTGGCAAGGATCGCGTGGACCGCTGGTTTTGGTCGATGGTCGATCAAGGCAACCTGACGCGCTGCACGGCTGCAATCGACCCCGTTAATTCGCTCTACATGCTGTCGTTCCCCACGGGATCG